TACCCCGCTCACAGCCGTGCGCGTGAATACCCAGTTGGCAGTGTCATCTGTGGCTCCACGGAACACTGTGACGTTTGTCACTGCATTCGCGTAGCTTTCAACAACTCCTGTTTCATCTGACTTCAATACAGTGGACGGGGAGGAGAGGCTAGCTGAATAAACTGGAACACTTACAGCAGCCCCTTTTCCAGCCCCTGCCAATGTAATTTGGAGGGCATACTCTAAATCCACCGCCCCACGTTTCCACGCCCCAAGGGTGACTGTGGTGGATGCGCCAGACGGAAGTGTGTCAAAGACAAGGACGTTCGAGCTTAGTGCCCCGCTTGTCTTCCCCATCCCACTCCTGACAGTTGTGTTACTTGAGTCGTGGTAGGTGGTTCCAGAGAACAAGTCTTTAACGTAAAACTTCCATCCCGCAGTTTCATCAGTTGTCTTATTCTTGACAGAGAGCTTGACTGAATTCCCTGTAAGAATGGCATCCACCCCATTCTTTGATGGGAGTGCGAGAGTGGCGGGAGATGATGCAATACTTAGCCCATCATTCGCGTCAATGATGGTGTATTGGCTGCCAGTTATCAGCTTTGAACCGCGATAGGTGGAACAAAACACCACCATCTTTGTGTCAATATCATCTCCTGTGATAGAGATAGCGTTAGCAGTGTCGGAAGACACCCCACCTGTCTTTGTCCTGGTGGGTACGCACAGGAACAATTGTCCGTCTACAAACTCAGAAGTCGCCGGAGAACCATACGCTAGCCACGTATTCGTAACGGGTGTGCGGATAGAAAATGTCTTCCCAGCAGTGATGGCTGTCCCCACTTCAAAGAATTTTGCCACACCTGCAACGGTCACAAGTTTGACAATATCTCCCACTACAAGGTTGATATTCGTATCGACTGTGAAAGATGCTGACGCCCCAGAAGTGTTTGCATCCACCCCCACCCCAGCAGCGGGAACATCCGCAATGCTGGCAATGTCAACAAATGCACTGCGCTTTCCATCTTTATCATATGGGGTGTATGTAAAATAATACGATGACAAGTCTGTCAACTTCGTCCCCTTCTTGTACATCAAGCAGTAAAGCTGAGTGCTCCCCACCCCATTTACAAGCTTATCCCCTTGCGACGAAACTAACTGGGAGCTAAACGGGTCATCGACATCAGTCAGCGTGAATGACGTGATGTAGGTGGCCCCGGAAGCATCCTTTGCTTTTACAGTGAAAACTGCGTTGCTTTGAATGGCATCTTCGTGCACAACAAGCGTGTTCAGCGATGTCCATGCCCCTGCGGCTGGAATACCGCTACCAATTGACCCAACACCTGCACTAGGCATTGTTGGCCATGCCGCTGTGGAAACTAATCCAAAATCTGCTGCCACCCCTGCCCTAGCTGCATCAATTTGATCTGTGCCATTATCAGCCCACCATTGGTAGGTGATCCCACTCTCATCGGCTGCCCCTGCGCGGAACAGTGTTGCCGTGATAGCTGTGGCGTTTTTTGTACCGCTAGCGGCTGGGGGGAGGTTGGTGTTTCCCCGCACAGTAAGCCAGACGGCATTCTGCCCTTTTGATGTGACACTCACAGTTGTGCTACACACCACTGTAGTGGTAAGAAGTGTGACGCTGTTGTAAACATCACACGCAAAATAGTAAGTCACTGTGGGGGTGGAGAGTGACAAATTACTTGTGATTGAGTATGTGCGTCCTGTAGCTATTGGAGCGTTTTGAGAGCCAGCCACGCTACTCCACCACTTCATATTCGACGCTGCGGATGTAGTGGTGATGTCAGATGTATTACCAGAGTACACGCTTGCTGTCAGCGTTAGTGGGGATGTGCTCCAGTTAGGTGTATATGTCGATACACTTTCTGCCACTTCAACAAGCTGTTGAAGAGACTTGTTTGCTCCAATGAATGCCGTAATGGGCCTTGCGTCACTTTGATCGATAAGGGTAAGTGAACCCTCGCAAACTACTGTCATATATCAATAATGCACTTGAAATCTGTTTTTCCACTTACATCCGCACTACCCACTGTCACTGATTTGAACCCAGAGGCATGCGCTGTGTTCCAGGCTGTATCATCGTTGGGTGTGTACACTGACTTCTTCACCCATTTAAAACTTGATGCTGGGATGTTGCCAGTCACTTCCTGCCCGTTTGCAAAAACTTTTGCAGTGAGAGTGTACGGAATGTTATCTTCAGGGCGGAAATATACCCCATAATTACTTGACACCACAAGGGAGTATGTCACAGCCCCCTTTGACTTCGATACAGTAAAAGTCTTCTTAATGGGAGTGGGTTGGGGCTCATACTCCCCTACCACTGCGCCTTGATTGACTTTTGCCCCTGTAAAATGAACGCTTCCGTTTGCTGCACCAGCATAGGATGTTGTCTTATCTGCGAGGGATAGGTATATGGCGAGGGTGTAGTCTCCTGTTGTCGCTGGTGCTTTACCTACAATCCAAATGAGCCACCATCCATCCCCTAATGGACGTGATCCTGCGCTAAGTGCTGTGGAAGATGAAACGGTGCCGGTGGTGAGGTCAAAAAAAGCACCGACATTCACTGCGGAGAGCTTCACAAGGTTGCGCCCATTTCCTCGCACGCGAGCACTGAACGTATACGTCCCATTAGCAGCGAGGGGGGCCTTTGCTCCAATGTAGTGCGTTCCAGTTGTAAGCGTCTCAGTTAGGACATACACCCTTTGGAGACCTTCCGGTGAAAGGTCTGTTCCTAACGCTGCTGTAACCCCTGATTTTGTGATGTCAGCATCTAAAGCGTTCTCTTGCTCATAAAGCAAGTTTAGGACATCCTTGCGCGTTGCAGTGATTTTTATCCCCGCCCTATCTACAGTGAGGGATGTCAATGTAATCGTGTCACCTGCCACTGTTGCCGTGGCCCCAGTTGGGTTTGTGACAGCAAACGACCAGGCGGGGGTGTCAATCTCCCCATCTCGGTACATCACAACATCTGTTGTTGCTCCAGTGTAGTCACTCACAGAGCCATCATACTCTGTCACAAGAGCATGTGTTTCGTTTGTAAGCAGGGCTGTGTAAGTGGGGAATGCATCCGCTGCACTAGGTAGCTTTGAAATTGTTGTCGTATCCCCTACACCATCGGCCTCAACATTAACCACCACAGATGAGTAGTTTCCAAAAGATGACGCCTGGAGGGTGATTGAATCCCGTAGTGCTGTCATTGTGTACGGAATTGGTGGGTTTAGCGTCCAAACCGGGAGGCTTGTGATGTTGGAGAGAGACGCCTTCAGGGTTACAGATGTTGGACTCCAGCTACCATCCGCACCATACCGCACAACAGGCGTGGAGGCTGTCAAGACAACAATTTTTGCAGAGACAGGGGCTTTTGTTCGCAAGACATGAAAAGTGCTTGTCGCTACTAGCGATCCACCTTTCTGTGCGCGGAGTGTGACGATGGATTCATCGGAAGATAAGCCAGTAGTGACATCAAACCTCCCTGTTGCTTGATCGAGCGTCCACCCCAGTCCACCATTAGATGGGACAGAAAATGTACAAGCTAGAGATACATCCTCCGCTCCATAATACACTTTCAAATTCGCACTAGCCCCATAGTAGGACAATATATTCCCCTCGCTGTCCGCTTGGACATAACATGATGATTTATCCGTCAGGAGAATAAAAGTTGTCCCACCTTCAACTACCTTTGCAATATCGATGTATGCATAGTAAGTTCCACCTTCATGCGTAACAGAGGCACATATCGTTGCTTTTGTGGACGTTAGCGCCGCAAATGGGACATCTATAAATCCATTAACAACTTCAAGCTGTGTTGCAATAGTGCCATATGGCACAGTTACAGTTGGAGTGGTGGTTATGTTCTTGGCTATCACTGCAATTTTGAGAACAGCAGGAGAGTGCGATCCATCAGATAAGACAGTGAATAGGTTGTTGTCACAGTGTAGATTAAGAATCCTTGTGCCGTCAATAATATACGACAACCCGTCAACTTTATTTCCACTTACCAACAAATTACTTGGAATCTGCACTGTAGACAGGCGATTAGATGTTGCCTGTAGCCTAACATCCCTATCATTTACTATTGTAGCCATTAAACAAATACCTCTAAGCTGTATGAGCCTTTTAGGAGGTCAAATCCCACACTCGTTACAGTACATTTAACACCGCTTGCCAACCCCCAACGAGGGTGAGTTAGTGTCAAGCAATCCCCCAACTCCCATTGCAAAAAAGACGCAAACCCATTAACCCCGTAAGTGGTGCGTTTTTTACCATCCCTTTGCAAGAGATTTAATGCAAGCATCCCGGCGTCAGTGGCCTTTAACAGGAACGTCTCTACTAACGCAGGCTCCACTGTGTACTTGTAAAGAGTAACAGCCTCAAGGTCAGTTTTTGACACTGTAAGCCACTCATCTGCAAACAGGGATAGATGGCTCGCAGGAATGCCTGCTGAGAGCCCACTTGCCTGCACTGTCCAGTTCTTTGCATACCCCACTTTTACTTTTGGGGAAGGGGACTTTATCTTTGTTGGTGTTATACCTTGGTAAACGATGTCGTCCACCCCTATCCCACCTATTGAAGGGGTGGATGGAGAGGGGATGAAGTTGGTGAAATAAAACAACCCATCCGCCCCAACAGCAAGCGAGTGCCCAACACTCTTTGCAAGGGAGTTGCACAATGCAAGCAGGTTAGTTTTATCAGTGATAAAAACACCAATTGGCTGAGTGTAAGCAGCCTTAAACTGCGCTAGCTTTGTACTATTGAATGAAGCGGGAGAGACATTTGAATTTTCAGGTGCAAACCTGGCAATTATTTTCTCAATCACTCCCCCCACAGTGTTTGAGTACCCCCCAACCGCATCTCCTTGCACGCTAACAGTTATTGCACCGATGGGCTGTGCGAGGAGTTGGAAGGCCCCAGCAGTTTTCAAGGGTGTGAATTGAACAGGGACACCATTATCCCTTACCTCAATGATACGTTCCACCTGCCCGTCATGGACTTTATAGACTAACTGTGCGCTATCAAGTAGAAGAGGTGTTATATTAAATACTTCACCAAACACTAAGGGGCACTGCTTTTCATCCCCAGATGACACTGTAATTACAGGGGCTGAAATTGAAGCATTCAGACTCTGCAACCTGTCCCCTATTTTTAGGTTGAGCCTATCCCGTTTCCTAGAGTCGATAGAAACTGCTACACCCGTAAACACTTGGGCAAATTGTGCCTTATCCCAGGCAGGGTCTCCGAAGTAGATTGATACATCCCGCCCTTCAAACACGTAATTAAACCACTCATCTAATTGCCCGCTTGAATTGTCTAGCTCAATATCACCATAAGAGGATGATACATCCCCTTCCATTGAAATTGAACGATCTACGCGGACGCCACCAGTGATGTAGTCTAAATACTGGGTGGACGCAGGGGAATCTGTAGAAGATGAGGCCCATTGCCTATTCGATAGATATAAAGTCTTCTCCACCCCACCAACATTTGCCCCCACTTCGACAAGTACGCAGCGTTGACTTTGAGTGTTAAGCCAGTCGATAAATGTTTGATTCATTTTCAGACAATAAAAAAAGGGAGGCATAGCCTCCCTTGTTGCTCAGACGAGCGAGTTTTGTTGTGTTTTGTGATAGGTGTTGCGGGCTGCATCCTCAGATGCTGCTTCCACTGCCCCCACCAGCGCCGCTGTGCCTTGAGCTTGCGCAGAGACAACACGCCCTAGCCCAGCTTCGACGGTTGCCGTTAACACAGCTACAGCTTCGCGCAACCTCACAAGCTCTGCCCTGTCCCCGTCAGCGCCCTCTTTAGCTGCCGTAGGCGGCTCAATAGATGGGCCTGGTAGGGTGGTAGCTGCTGATAGTGATGAACGCCACTGAGCGGCCTCTGAAGCCGTCAGAACAGCCTCCCCTTTGTGAAGCTCCGCACGGTAGCCATCCCACGGGACATACGACAAGCCCCCAGCGTGAGACCCGTCCAACATTCCCCCTGCTGCCATAGCTGCTTGGAGATCGCGGATGGCTTGCTCAACAGAGACAGTGGCTGTCTCGATAGAGACTAACGTATCAACTTGACGAGTCAAGAGGTCAAGAGATTGCTGTGTTGTATCCACTTTCTGCACCGCAGAGGCTTCAAGATCGGACGTTTGCTTAATTACAAACGCAAAATCTTGTGAATACCCTGCGCTAGACGAGTACACCTCTTTCGATGCGTCTAGGAATGCCTTAGCAAGCTGCTGATACCTTGCGTAAGAGTCGGCATCTCCCCCCATAGCTTTGCTATAGGTGGAAGCCATTTGCTCCTTAAGTGTGTTGTACTTGTTCACACCTGACAGGGTGGATATGTTATCCACAAGGAGCGACTCCCTGAAGTCTCGCATGGATGAAGCCAAGTCTGAAAACTTGTCAATCACTTCCTGCATAGAAGACGACTGAGTATTGTAAGCATCGATAAGCGCACTTTGCTTGTCAGCAATGTTTTGCTCAATCACTTGCAACACTTCATCATACGCCCCGGCAAGCCCCACCACTTGCAAGGCAAGCTGTTGCCCAGCTTCCCCAGTGGCTGCGAGGGATTGCACCAGCGTGCGGAATGCCTCCCTAGAGGCTGGCACAGCAACACCAATCTTGCGGAATTCTCCTTGCAAACTTGCCACTTGCATGGCTTGCTTTTCTGCATCGGAGTAGAACGCATCAGTGTATGTGGAGAGAGAATCTTGCAATGCCTCCAATCCACCAGCCGCACGGATAAGGGAGGCTGTCACATCATCTGCAATTTTCAGAGTGGAGAGGGATGAGCGAACATCCACAAGAGAGGCATACATATCTGCCAACTCTGTTGCAGTACCGCTAAGAGTGGAGATGATTGCTCCCACCCCAGTGCCTGCCTCTACAACAAGAATGCTATCTCGCACTATCTCCGCAGCTACATCCCCAGTCTTATTTGTGATGGCTGTGAAGTTTATCGCAGCCACCCCAAGTTTTTCTAGTGCGTAGTTGGCGCTGTCAATGCCACTAGCAAGGCGTGTCGCAGTTTCAAGCCCACCCTCCCCTGCTTTACGAAATGGCTCAATAATTGAGCCAAAAGCTGCATCAGCAATCCTATCTCCATACCCACTAAAAACTGCACTAAGCTGGTCTTGAATCTCCTGGCTAGATAGTCCTTTCAAACTGATGCTTGACATATCAATTTGAACATCACCAATCTTTGCAAGAGCTTCTTCCATTGACAGCCCAAGGACAGGCGCAGACTGCGAGATGATGTCCGACATGCTTCCAAAGATTGCTTCAAACTGCTTGTCGATTTCATCCCCAGCGTCTTGAGTGTCTCGCCTGCTGCTGCTGCTGTATGAGATGCCAAAGGCTTTCTTTGTCTCTTTTATGTCCTGGTAGGAACGGACATCTACCCCGTTAGCAAGAATATCACTCAGCTTCCTATTCCCAGCCGTTAGACCAGAATCTTGAAGATCGACTGAAGTTCCAAACCCTAACTTTTTCAGCACACTTCCAACGACAGTGGGAATTCCAAGAGACCCAAGAGGGGCTAGAAGGGTGTCAAATACTCCTACACCACCTTCAGCATTGAAATCAGAACCAGTAACTTGCCCACGTTGGCGTACAACTGCATTAGTCACACCTGTCAGGCTTGCTTCAATGTTTTGAAGGGATGAGAGCATCGCACTTGAGTAAGAGAGGGCAATATCGCTATTGCTAGACAGCGCCTCAATTGACTTTGCAATTGATTCGCTTTTCTTCCCCTCATCCCCAAACACTGTCCCTGTTCCTTGCTCTTTTTGCCGCTGGGCAGACATATCCACAGACCCTCCGCCGCCGCCTCCTGCTGCCACACCAATAGCTGCCAACATGGCCGCTACCATCGCATATGCAGCAATGTTTGTCGGGAATGGTGCTGCTAGGGCACTCGTCAGGGCTGTAACGGCATTAGCCCCCTGCTTGGCTTCTTCCACCGCAAGGTGGGGCGCCAAACTTGCCCCTGTAGCTGCTGTCTTTGTCGCTTCGTTTGCAACAAAAAGACTTGTGATGGTGGCCATTAACCCAGACTCTCGAAGGAATGCCTCCACTTGCATAGCCATCTGAAATGCTCGGAAAGTCTTTTCCGCTGCTTCCATGACTTTATACCCGCGTGAGCCTTCGGAGAAAAACCCTTTTGCTGCCCCTGCGAGGTCAGCATAAGAACGAATCTGGGCTTCGACTTCAGCACGAGAAGCTTTTGCCATCCGGCTCGCATCACCACTCTGAGCTGCGAGGTCTTTTAGCTTTTGCACTTTCGACATACGTGTCTCAATTTGTTGAAACACGTTTACCATTTTGCCCATCGCTTTGGCAGTGGCACCAAACCCTTCAGCTAAAGCATCACCGAATTTTTCAGCCTTTTTCGGATCGAGGAGTTTATCAAACTCTTTCCCGGCATCTTTTGATGCAAGCTGTTCTTTCAGTTTTGCAATAGTGGTGAGTTCTTGAATCTCTTGCTCGTAGAGTACCAGCATAACGGACTTATTAGCAAGGGCTTGCTTGTCCATTCCATACTCAGGAGATGCACGAAGGAGGTCGAGTTTCTTTTGCAACTCACTAGCTTTTGCCAAGTCAGCAGAGCCTTTTGGCTCTTCATACGTGTCAAGTTTACGCTTGAGGGACTCAGCTTCTTCTTGCAGCTTTTTAAGAGCACTCCGCTCTTTGTCCTCTTCTGCTTTGTACGACTTCAGCCTCTCTTGTGTGAGCGTGTTTTGTCGCTCCAACTCTGCATTAAGTTTTGCAAGGGCGAGTTGCTCCTCTACATACCCTATTTTCTTAGCGTCAGGTTTTCCAGACGCCCGCAGTGTCACAAGCTGTTGCTCCAACGAGATAACCTGCTTTTCTGAAGGGCCTAGCTTGTCATATGCTAGCCCATATTCATTTAAGTGGGCTGCTTGTGTCTTGAGCTGCTCATTTGTTGCCCTCAAGGCTGTCATGAGCTTTGCTTGGGCTTCAGCGGCTGAGGCTGCGGCTGCGGCTGCTTTCTTTGCCGCCTTATCATCGACAGCAGCTTTTGGCTTTTTCCCCGTCCCATCCTTGAAATCGTGAGAGGGGTTGCTACCATCCGAGTTAAACCCTTCAGGTGTAGTCAGTTTGTCATACCCTGCGGAAAACAATACTGAATTCTCCTTGTTGAAGTCTTTGGCTGCCTTGGCAGCATCCCCTAGGGTATCAGAAAACTCAGAGATAGCTTTTGCACCCTTCAAGCCCCAAGCCTCACTAACCCTCAAAGAGGAAGCCATGTTCTTTAAAGTCTCGCTAATAGATGTCATCCCGAACTTCTCAGCCAACACCCCAAGATTCGCAAGCTTTTCGGCCCACCCCCCAAGCTTCTCGCTCACTTTCTCCACCGCCCACAAGACGACTTGCAAAATAATCTGTCCAATTTTTAAGAACAGTCCTCCAAGTTCCACTAAAGCAGTTTGAATAAGGTTAATGACAACTCGGACACCCATTATGGCTGCCCCAAGAATAGAGAATTCTTGATTTATCCCTAGAAGTGCCCCGATGATTGGAAAGAACACCTTGCCAAGAGAGAGAACATCAGCAATTGCCCCCACAATCAGTTGTGCGGTGATACCAAGTGTTACTTTATTCTCTTCGAGAATTAGCCCTAGAGAACCAAAAGCTCCACGGAGCCCTCCTTTGACGTCTTGGATAACATCTATAAGAATCAGTGCGAAATTTGCGATTGTTGTGGTAAATCCAGTGTCTTTCTGAAGCTCCCCCATAGCGCTAGTCCATGAGTTTTTAATTAAAGTCATTGCGTCATCAAAACTCAAAGGCATAGCAGCCATTTGACGCCTCCATTCGGGAAGCGCATGGGCTAATGCATTAGCCATCACTTCAGATGTAATCTTGCCCGCTGTCCGATACTTTCCAAGCTCAGAGATATTTACTCCAAGCTCTGCTGCAATAGCCTTTAGGATGGGCTTACCGTTTTCAGCAACAGAGTTGAATTCTTGGCCGTCTAGCTTTCCCTTGTTAAAGGCTTGACTCAATTGCAGCATTGTGCTAGCTGCTTCGCCACCTGTAGACCCCCACAGCTTCAATCCTAGAGCCACAGCCTCGGATGCCTGGGCAGCTTCTTTCCCACCCTTCCCCATCGGCTTCATCGCGTCATAAAGACGTGTGAATAGGACAGCGTTATCTTTAATAGGGGTGCGGGAGGTGTTGGCAATACGGGCGATGGCTTCCATCCCCGCAGAAGCCTCTGTAGAGCTTCCTGTAAGGTTTTTCAGCCGCATCTCCATCGCCATCATCGCGTCCGCTTCTTCGATTGTGGATTTGGCGAGATTGATCGATCCGTATGTGGCCCATGCCGTGGTCATAGCTTTAATAGTGGAGAGCGTCACCCCTCCCCATTTGTGCTTGCGTTGGAGCGCCTCTGCCCCACGATCCACGGCCTGATTAGCAGAGTTTTGCACCCCACCAAAAGTCTCCAGGGCAGCAATCATGGCATTTAGTTGGGCAGTGGTGCTGCCCATACGGGCCTCAAGGGCTGCTAGCCCCGAGGCCATTGCTGCTGCCCCCAGCGAGGCTGACATCTTACCGGAGAGGCCGTCAAATGTTTGGGTGAGAGAAACAATCTTCTTCTCTACCTTGTCAGCAGCCCGGTAAAGCCCCCCATTCCCGTTCTTCCCTTGAAGGGCTTCTGTAGTGGCTGTAACACCTTGAGACTCCACAACCACTACAAGTTTTGAAACATCCATTTTTATTTATTCCTGATGGGAGCCATATTTTTGTAGAAAGCTAGAATCCTGCTAGCCAGGTTTTTCTTTGCCTCACTACTGTCCTTGTCTAAGTATGGAGCCGGGCGGGTGGGCTCTTTCGCCTCCAAATACTCCGCTACATACGCATTTGACATTGACTTTATCACCAGTTTTTCCCACGGCAATAACGTCCTCTCTAACGCCATAGACCAGTGGTAGATGTCTGTCCATGAGAGGGGGGCAGGCCCCATGCCCGTTGTGGACATATAGCCAGCTTCTGCAAAGAGCGATGCAACATAATCTGCTGCATACTCTGTCAGGCTGGGGAGACGGGCCTGAATTAGATCAAGCTCGTCTTTCTCCCTGTAAGTCTCTAGCCTAGACTTTGTAGCTCCTTTCGGAGTGGCATGGAGCCAGCCTAGGCTGCGGGCGTAGAGACTCAGCCTTGCTTCGGCTCCCCCAGGAAGTTGGCCGGGTCTGCAAGATACTCATCTACTTGAGAGCGCACCCACGAAAGCCCTGGGGTGCCGTAGAGTACAACGAAGTCTGCATGGTTGACCGGCGTGAGTCCATCTTGCGTCAACGCCTGTACACTGTGGGTACAAGTGGCAAGGAAGTCATCTGTCTCCGAACGAAGCTGCTTGGCATCCACTTTGGTCTTTGACGCCTGACGACGCAAAGCACGGTTTTGGATGACGAATTGAGCGTTGGAAAATTTTGCCGTGCCAGGGCCGTACAGGTGTACGCCAACGGGGATCGGGTTCTCAGTGGTGCCGTCAAACAGGGGCTCATCCGTTACAGGATGGCGCAGGTGGAGAAACGAGGTGCCAGCGGCAAGTGAAAGGTTTGAGATGTCCATGACAAGTCTGAAGTTGGTTTAAGACAGAAACAATTATGCCCCTTCACTGATTACTCAGGAAGGGGCATTATGGGGGAAGGATTAACCAACTCCCATTAAACATTGTGACTCAGTTTAGGCGTCAACGAAAACTGGGTCGCTTGTGATTTCAACGTCGAAAGACCCGTTCACGTTGCTGTCAACGCCACCTGGGTTCATTTCCTCTTTGGTCACAAGGCATGTGTAATACATCACAACGTCATTTGAGAATGACACCTTGATGGATACCTCGTTAGGGCTTGCCCATGCATTCCGCACAGCAATTTGCCCTGCGTCTGAGAAGTCCTTGCCAAAGTTGAAAGTTTGCTGACCAGGGTTGTATCCACCCTTTGTTTTCTTTGTCATGCGGCTTTCAACAGGCTTGTGCTCCACTGTCTGCCATTGGCGAGTGATAGCACCGAAGTCCGTAATTTCACCGACACGGGTGTAAGTCAACGCTGCAAAGCCTGCTGCGTCCAAAGTCGCTGGTTTTGCCAGAGAGATAGCCAGGATTGTCCCGCTTGTTGCAACAACTGTCATGTTGTATCCTATGTGTTAATTGAAGATGGCTAAAAGAAGCCCAGCACCGTTCTCAACGGACACTGGATCAGACCCATTCAGGAAAGCCCAAATGTCGTCGAGGCTCAAATAAACGAGTGCACCAGCCGCAACAGCAATTGATTTGCCGTTGGCTGTGTTAATTGTCCCACCATATCCGCTTGGGGTGATTGGGGACGGGGACGAGCCGACAAACTTAACAGTGATGCTTGCGGATGTCGGGTTGTACAGCAAAGCTGTCATCCCAGCCGACCGCGTAAACTTGAAAGTGTCTAAGGCCGTGAGAGTGTTCAAGGAGAGGGCTTTTGCTCCATTCCCTGAAACAACATTGGTTGAAATTGAAAGAACAGCCATTTTACTGCCTTGTGTATTCAAATTTGAAACGAGTGAAAGTGGGGGTGATAGCCAACCCCGACTCTTCGTAGTAGATTGCCCGCTCCGCAAGTGGGTGGACAATCCTCAAACCCTTCCCCACCACTTTATTCATGTGGAATGTGTTTGAGAAAGATTCAATTATGTTTGTGGCTTGACCCATGCCTTCTCCCCTTGTTGAATAGACGTTCAAAAGGATATTTCCATCTACGACATACCGAGTACCCTCGATATTCCCAGAGTAGTGGAAGGCATTACGAAGGAGACACAACACATAAGGGGGCGATGATGTGCCAGGAGACGATACATTCTCAAACTGGACTGTTATTTTATTATCTTGTGCCCACCTTGAAATTGCAGTCTCTAGTATTTTACGACATTGCCTAGGGATCATGTATCAAACTTTCATCGCACCAGCAGCCGCAAACCCACTGCTAACCATTGCGTAAGGCCCTTGGCGCCCTGTCCATCGAGGGGGGAGCCACCCAATATACTCCGCTTGGAAAGCGTAGTCCACATTGTTTGCCATAGACACAAACCCATCAGCACTCCTCCAAACCCCAACAGGTATTGAATTTATACGTGAAATAGAGTCTGAGCCAGAAGGGGAGCATGAAGAAGACAGCTCGTCCGAGATGCCATTCACAGCCACATACCATTGGTTGGCTAGCAACCCCTTTGAAAACGGGGCGCCATTTGCAGGGGATGGGGTCAGGTCTACGATATGCGTAAATAGCTTCCTCGCCCTTGCCTGAATCGCATAATCCACACGGGCAATCATACGAGACGTGTTTTGGCGGACACTCGTAGCAAACCCCATGCTAAAACCTCAATGCAGCAGTGGTGAGAAACCTCTTCCCTCGGAACTCGTAATTCTTGACGGCTGCTACTGTATACGTCACTCCAAGGAAAGTGAGTTTTGTTGTTCCGGGTGCAATCTGAAGCCCAGCCCACTCATCAGGGATGATGTACGCCTCCCTGTCCCCTTCTCGCACTTGGGTGCCATACCTCAAGGATGTACCATTACTTTGCAAAGTCAACTCTGCTAAATACATCAAAGCTGTCACCCTACGGTAGACAGCTTCTACCTCGCCCGTCTCAGGGGAGTAGGAGCGTTTCTCAAGAATATCTAGCACACCTGTCGTACCAAACTCCTTGATTATCTCCCGCGTACCAAGTTCCAGCTCACTCACTTCCCACTCCTCCAATCAGTTACAAATTCAAGGATTTCATTCCTAGAAGATGGGCAATATGGGAGGGGGGCCATGTCTGAGATGGCAGGGTCTTTATACATCACACGCAAGAATGTGAGGTAGTTGGCAAACGCTTCTTGCCCCCAAACTTCAATTTGCAGGGCACGTTTATGGGTCTTTTGTGACAGCGTAGCCAGAATATACCCAGCACAGGTTTTTGCCGCGCTAGGCAGGTGGTAGGCATGTTCTTCCAACGCACCAATAATAACGTCATCTGGGAGGATGGGAACATCCCCCCAGTCTCCAATCCTCAAGCGGATTTTACCGATAGGGGAGCGAGGGTCTAACATATGGAAGTCTCCATAAACAAAAAAGCCCGGCAGAGCCGGGCTTTCTCCATCCACTCAAACTGAGAGGTTATCAGTTGGATGTCGTCAGTTCCACCACCATCGCAGGACGCAAGAGCGCGTTAACGAAGTTGGTTTCACCAGTCAGGGTGATTTGGGTGTCATCTTCCTGGGTCTCGAACACGTAGCTTTCTTCACCCAGAGTATTCACCAAGCCAAAACGGTTGGCAGGGCTGAAATAGGTGCGGAAGATTTCCGTGCCACGCGGAATGACGTAAGCCTTGCCAGCAGGGATGTGACGTGTGCCAGTGCCATCTCCGAGAGTGCCGCCAGTGGTGTCACGCATTTCAATGAAACGCACACCCCCGTGGATAAACTCACGGTGCATTGCGGTTGCACCACCAGCACGACTCCTCAAGATGTCTTGAGTCGAAGCGTAATACTGATAGGCAGTTTGCACGCTGGCATGAGCAATCAGTTTGGCGAAGAACTCAGGGCTTGTGAGTGCCACAAACTCAGTAATCATCTCCCCACTTGCGTGGTCTTGAATGTGCGCAATTGCACTCTCAATCTTAGCTACCACGTTTGTTGACGGAGTACCAAGCGTGAAGTCAATCGACTTGCGTGTCACACCGAATTCTGCATACCAGTCTTGATCTACTGTACCAGCAGGCGAGTAGACAGTACCGGATGTGATGAGCTGGGCACGGGCAAATTCAAGAGTCCAAGCCATCGAGCGACGCATACGCTCCAGCTTACGAGCACGCACGAGAGAAAGTTGCTCCACCTCTTGCGAACCGTATGCACGCTTGCCTTGTACGTCTTGTGGACTAATACTGTCCAACACAGGGAAGTGAGGCACAGCAAATGTGTGGAGCTTGCGCTTTGTAGCCCCTGCCACAGGAGCCTTATCTCCTCGCACTCGGTCTACAAGCAGCCCACCATCCTTTTGAATTTCTTCAAAGGTTACAACGTGCTCTGCAACAGGCACCGCCTGGAAAATTCCAAGTCCTTGCAGCGTT